ATCCGGGCCACCGTGGCGCTGTGCGGCGTGCCCTGCACGTTGGTGGTGCCGCGCAAATGGCAGGCGATGTGGGGGCTCAAGGGCAACGACAAGGAGGGGCACCGCCAGGCGGCGATCCGCCTCATCCCGAATGCGCACGCGCTGCTTAAGCGCAAGCTCGACCACCAGCGCGCCGATGCGCTCCTGATCGCGCTGTATGGATGGACCGTGCTCGACGCGCGGCGGCGGGAGGCAGCATGATCCGGCGCATCGAAGCCATCATGCTGGTGCTCGCGGCGCTGATGCTGGCGCTCGTCGTGAACCTGCTCGCGATCGGCATCTCGCATGCGGACGGGCGGCCGTCGCATTGTCCGCCGCGGCGCTGGTGCGGCTGCTGGCTCGCATCCCAGTTCGGCCTCTCACACGATCGCTCGCTGTGGCGGGCGCGGCAATGGGTCAATATCGGGCGTCCTGCACGGCACGGCTGCATCGGCTGTGTGGCGGTGCTTAAGCGCGGCAGGACCGGCGGCCATGTCGGCATCGTGCAGAGCTATGACGGCGACGATCCGGTGCTCTTGTCCGGCAACCACAACAACGCTGTTGGCGTCGGCACTTACCGTCGCGCGCAGGTGATTGCCTATCGGTGGGTGCGATGAGCTTCTGGACCCCGGAGCGGTTCGAGGAGGCGGTCGCCATGTGGCGGCAAGGCATGACCGCAGCCGACATTTCCCGCAGCTTCCAGGGCGCCGTCAGCCGCTCTGCCGTGCAGGCCAGGTTGGCGCGTGGCGGCATCTATCGTGGTCATCGGCCGCGGGGCGGCCGGCGCGGCCTTCCCCAGCGGCTCACCCGAGAAATGGACGCCCGGATCGCGATCGCGCGTCCGGTCCGCGTACCAACACCGGGCGCTGCCGATGTGCCGCCGCTGTTGGTCGAATTCCTGGAGCTTGAGCCGTGCCATTGCCGCTGGCCGTTCGGCGATGAGCCGCCATTCAGGTTCTGCGGCCGCGAACGGCTGCGCGACGGTCCCTACTGCGCCGCGCATCACCAGGAGGCACATGCACCATGACACAGGGACAGGCCACATGAAGCGCCCCTGGATGCCGCTCTATGTCGGGGACTACCTCGCCGACACCAAGCACCTCACCACTGTTGAACACGGTGCGTATGTCCTGCTGATGATGCACTACTGGCAGCATTCCGGCCTGCCGGATGATGACGCGAGGCTTGCCCGCATTGCCGGCCTTAACGCGGAAGAATGGGCCGGTGTGAAGAAGACCTTGGCGGAATTGTTCGAGCCGGGCTGGACGCACAAACGCATCGATGCCGAGCTGGCAAAGGCTGCGCAGAAATCGCGCAACGGTCGGCGCGGAGGCCTCGTTTCAGGTGCGCGACGACGCATTCTAACGAAGCAAACGCGAAGCAAAGACGCAACCGAAAACATAAATTCCAACAAACACTTAGCAAATTGTGGCGAAGCAAACGCGAAGCAAACCGCGAAGCAAACGCGAAGCAAACAGCCAACAGAACGCGAAGCCCCACAACCACAACCACAATCACATTCAGAATATGATAGTCAGAGTTTGTTGCACGTATGGTCGGTCGCTGACGCGACGCGACCGTGCGCGCAGGATGAGTTCGAGGAATTCTGGCGCTGCTATCCGAAACGCGACGGACCGAACCCGAAGGCGCCTGCACGTCGAAAATTCGAGGCCCTGGTCAAATCGGGCGTTGATCCGGCAGCGATCATCGCCAGCGCCCGCCGCTGTGCGGAGGACCACGCCAGGCGCGGCGAGGTCAACTCGCGCTACATCGCGCAAGCCGTGACATGGCTGAACCAGCGGCGGTTCGAGGATTACGCCGCCAGCGGCAACCCGCGCGACAGTCCGGCCGCCTCCCGGCGCCACAACAGTTTCATCGAACTCGCGGAAGAACTCAGACGGGCAAAACATGACGAAGCTTGCGATGACGACGAGCAGTTCGGGCTCAAGTTCGTTTCCGATTCCGGCGCGCGATGACGAGGTGGCGCGGCTGGTGGAGTATTTTCTGTCCGGTTCCCACCGCGATCAGGGCCAACGCGTGCTGATGCCGGATCGGTGGCCGACGCCTGAACAGCGGGCGAGGCTTGCGGCGCGGTACCGGCTGCTGATCGAGCACTTATCGGATCACGACCGCCGTGCGGTCGGGGCGGCGGTCGCCGACCTGTTGGCGTGCTACCGCAATGCCCTGCGGCCGAACGAGGACGTCAAAACAGTGGTGGCCAAGTACGTCCAGGAGCTTGCCGGCGTGCCGACCTGGGCCTGCCTGCGGGCCTGTGCGGCGATCCGGCTCGGGCAGGCCCCGGGCATTTCGCTCGCATTCCCGCCGTCCACGATCGAACTGCGACATCTGGCAAGCAGCTATTGCGCCACCGTGCACAGGGAGGTGCGCGATATCTTCGAGGTGCTGCATGCGCGTCGTGGGCCGACGCAGATCAGCGATGAGGAACGGCTGCGGGTCAGCACCAAGCTCAAGACTCTTGCATCGGAACTACGTGAGCATGCGGCACAGACCGTCGCTGCGGATACCGAGGCGCGTTCGCGAATTGCGGCGGCGGTGGTGGAACATGGTCACCATCTGATCGAGCGCGAATATCGCGCCGCCGGCCTCGAGCCCGTGCGCGGGCGGCATGGTGAGCTGTTGTCGCTATCACTGGCGCGCCAGCTCGGACGGCTGCCGAACGCGCTCAGCGAACCGAAAATGCAATAGGAAGCCCGCTGATGAGTTTTTCTTGTCTATCCATTACGCCAGTAGGTCAGAGTGAAAATTTCTCACCAGTATCGCTCCTAAGGCGATTGCGGGCCATTCCTGGAGCATCTGCTGCCCATTGGGCCACCCAGCGAGGAGACATCCCCATGAAATGGCAACCGATCGAGACTGCGCCTCGCGACGGAATAACCGTCGTCGATATCTGGATTGTCGATCGGAAGACCGGCGATGGCCGCCGGCATGCGAACTGCAGGTGGTACAGTGACGGCGGTGGTTGGCATGGTTGGATGGGCAGCGACGGTCTTTATCGGACCGACGAGCAGTCTGTTATCGCCACGCACTGGCTGCGCGTAGAGCCGCCCAGAGAGGATTTTTCATGATACCGCTCAGCTTCCTGGGGGCATCGCTGGCGGCTGGCGCTGTTTCCGGGTGGGCATGCACCCGCCCCGAATGCCAGACCGCCGGCGGCTGCGCCCACCGCGGTCCGCGCGGCGAGCCATGCTACTGGCCGCCGCTGCCTCTGTGGCCGCTGCCGATCTCCCCAATCCAGGGCTGCATCTGCCCGCCGACGGCGGAGCGCACCTGCGGCAACCCCGCCTGCCCGCGCAATCCGCCTCCACCAGCAACGGTGTAGTGAAGGGTCGAATGGAACAAAAATCTCTTAAATCCCGTGTTGAAGATTTCAACGCGCTCCGCCTGCCGGGGCAAATGCCCATGATGCACATGGGAACTCTGTACCTGGTCAACGACCTGTGGAGAGAGATTGAGCGCCTGCAAAAGGAGATCGCGGAACAACGCGACCAAATCCTAGAAGAGGCCGCAATAATTGCTTCCAATTCCTGTCTCGTACCGCCGGATGGCGGCCAGCCCTCCGCGGAGGAAATCGAGGCGGCGGACCGCGCCGCACAAGCCATACGCGCGGCCAAGTCAACGCAACGCGATTGGCTATCCTGCGCGCCTGCGCAAGCGGCCATGAGGACAACAGATGACAATTGCTAGCTGCATTATCGCCGCGAGTCCCGCATGATCCTTCCGACGAACCAGCCGCGCGAGCGAAAGAGCCATTTGTGGGAACGAGATCCTCATGATTGGTATGTCGAGCCGAGATGGTGTAGCGATGCATTGTTTGGACAGGTGAAATTCGATGGGCTGATCGTCGATCCGTGTTGCGGGATTGGCCGCATTCTCGATGCAGCCAGATACGCCGGCTATGATACGTTCGGCATCGACATCTGCGATCGCGGTGCAGGCCTCCGTCATCCGTTCGAGCAGCGTGATTTTTTCACTGTCACTGACACGCTACCGAATATCGTCTGCAATCCACCTTATCGATACGCTGAGCGGTTCGTCGCGCATTGCAATGAGCGGGTGGCGCGCAAAGCCGCCGTCCTGCTCCGTGCACAATGGGCCAATGCCTTTGCGCGCTCATGCTGGCTAGAAAGCCTTCCTCTCCGTTATGTGCTGGCACTTTCGCCCCGGCCGTCGATGCCGCCTGGCGCAGTGGTGGTCTCCGGCGGGCGTGTTGGTGGTGGCACGACGGATTATTCGTGGTTTGTGTTTGATCGCGATTATCAGGGCCGGCCGGAGTTCGGCTGGGCGCGACGCGGAGAGCGTCATGCCTGCGCCGCCGCTCTCGAGCGCGACCGCGCCGCTGGAACGCTGTTCGCACAAGAGGAGGCACCATGAAAGTTCCGCCCAAGGTTGATATCAGATCGATGCTCGCCACGCTGCTGCGCGAGGAACATGCCCACACCGTGACGGTCATCTACGCGGCAGACGGCGCCGTGCGGTTGACCAGGCGGGGGCGCCACAGAAAGCGCGCCTTGAGCCATGAATTCCATCTGACGGTGGGGCGGCCGAACTTCGAGACGCGGCGGCACATCAAGCGTACCAATCCGCCCAGATGGCTCTACCCGATCACGTGGATCAAGTATCGGCGGGATCGAGCCGGGCGGTGACAACGCAGGCCATGTCGCAACGTGCGCATGTCGTGCCGATCTACCGGGCCATCCTGCTCGAATGCGAGCGCCGCCGACGCGCGCTCGGCATCGGCATGGAAGTATTCTCCGAGCTGGCCGGACTTCCCGAGCGCTACTATGCCAAGGCGTTGCATGCCGACGCGCGCAGCGGCCGCCAAGCGGAATGGCAGACATTGCAGGCGATCATCGATGCGCTCTATCCGGGCGGGTTTGATCTTGAGCTGAAGCCGAAACCGGGCGGGGCTGCGGTAACCGTCCGGCAATTTGCCGAAAAGCTCGCACATCTGAAGGCGGCGTATGAGCGGCGCGAGCAGCGCGCTCTGATGCGGGAATTGTCGCGGCGCGCCGTGGCTGCGCGGCGGCGAATACCGCGCGCGGTGCGTCGGCGGATCGCGCGGCGTGCGGCCCGGGCGCGCTGGCGACGCCGAGGATCCGGGAATCCTGAGCAAATGCAGAATCCATCGGCCACGCCGCGGCCATGCTCACCGCGGTAAGCATGCCGGGGCTGGCGTGGCTCAGATGTCCTTCGGCATCCCGTGCCGCACCCAGGCCTCGAGCAGCCGCGCGATGGCGAGCGGGATCGGCCGCGTGCCGGCCTCGTAGTGCTGGGCGGTCCGCAGGTGGATGCCGAGCTTGGGCGCGAGCGCATAGTTGGACAGGCCCAGTTTCTCGCGTGCGGCCCGGTAGTCGCGGGCGGTCATGATGGCGGATGTTTTTCGTTTCCCTCTCATGCTAGAGTGCCCTTCTGATCGTCGTTGTGTTGCGCGCGTGCCCTCGCTGGCGCGGCAGCAGCGCAGGGCGATAAGTGGCCGGCGGGACGCCAATCCCGCCGGCTGCGCTGTTCTAGTCCCATCGCTTCCAGGTCTGCGAGCAGCCCGGAAACAGCCCGTCCTCGTTCGGCCGCACGAACAGATCGGCTTGCAGCTCGAGCGCAGCCGCCTCGTTGACGGCCTGCCCGTCATCGAGGCCGTAGGCCGCGCCTTCGCCGGTATAGGTGACCATGAGCGTGCGCCCGCCGCGGAGGCGATCCGCAAGGCGCTTCGCGCGTTTAGAATGGAATGTCATCGGGATGCCTCCCTGCCAGCCTGTCGGCCATGTCGCGAATGTCCGCCAGCGCGAGCCGCAAGCGGATCAACGTATCGTCGATTGACCGCAGCCACGGCGGGTCGGCGTCGGCCGGCCTGGGCTTCGCAAACCAGCCTTTTGCGGCCTTGCCAGTCGGCAGCCCGCGATGGCGCCGCGCCGCCGCCCTGTCCTTTGCTTGCTGCATGCGAGCATAAAAATCCGGCCTCATGGCAGCCTCGCCACCGTTTTGATGGCATCCGTCCAAGCGATGGCGGCGAGAAACACCACCAGCCTGACCAGAACGCAAAAGCCGATGCCCGTAACGATTTCATCGATAGTCATTACCTTTCCCTCGCTGTTGCCGGCCCGCCAAGGCCGGATCGCCTCGCGATCTCTCTGCCAGCAGGCTCACCCTGCCGTTGCCCGCCCGGCGCCACCGTGGAGGCGGATCGCGTGCCGGGCTGCGGGGCGCTAGGTCCCGCTAATTTTGCCTCTCTCACTCGACCCATGCGATGGTCGAGCCGTCTGTGTATGCGACGATGGCGCGGTGGCTCGGCGCGTCGTACTCACGTGCCGACCCTCCTACGGCGTCGCGCGCCGCGCGGCATGCCGCCCGATACGTCTCGTATTGGCCGAGCAGAGCCCGGCCAAGATAGGCTGCATACGGGCGGCTCTGGGGTCTCTGGGGTTCCTTGTCATCGACCCAGGACCAGAGGCGCAGCATCTCCGGGACCTCGATGATCGCCCCTAGCGGGGCGGCCAGCAGCTCCTTGATGTAAGCGGACCGCGCCGACGCGTAGTCCGGCTCGTATTTCTCCCTGACCGAGCCGTCAGGGTTGCGTGTGCGGATGGTGTACATCGTTTCCTCCTGTTGCGCTCCACCTCGGGGCCATCAGTCTGGCGGGGCCTAGTGCCCCGCCATGTCAGTGTCAGGCGCGCCGATATCGCTGTGCGAGTTCGTTGCTGCCGCGCCACACGATCTCGGCGTCACGCGGCCAGCGCCCGCCGTCGAATCGATGCAACTCGTCGCGCGAGCGGGTCGCAAAGACGACGAAGAATTCATCGCTGTAGCACAGCGATGGACTGCGGCGCGCGCGATCAAGGGCGGCTTCCGCCTCCTCCGCCGAGGTCAAGGCGTTGTGAGATGCGACCGAATACACGACGTATCGGAGGGCGGCGGATTTCGAGCGGTTCGGGTGGGTGATCATTTTCGTTTTCCGCCCCTGAGGATCCCCGAGGCGCGGGCTGCAGGATCAACCTGCGTGATGCGATATATACGGCGCATTGCCATATATGGTCAAGCGCCATATATGGGCTGCATATGCGGCAGGACGTCGCAGGGGTCGCGGGCGCCCTGCCGGCAGCGAATCAACCCGCATCGCCACGAGCTCGCCACGATCGTGTCAAGTGCCAATCTGCGAGTTATCCACAGGACGAAAGCCCATAAATCAGGCATTTCTCGCACCCGCCCCCACCCGTGCGTTGCCGCGCGCCGCAAAAATCGCCGATCCCTCCCCACACCCCTCCCACACATCACCCACGTCCCTCCCACACATCACACCGCCCGGCAGCCGCTCGGCTCCGCCCGCTGCCGAGCCCGCCTCGCACTCCGCCTCACGTGCGTTGCGCCTCACGCCACCCCACACGATCCTGCCCGCATGCCCAAGCACGGCATCAAACGAGTCCTCGCACAACTGCCACCCGCAGACTCAACAGCCCAGGCGCCCCAGGCGCCAGCACAGGCACCGCGCATCTCCAAGCAAGTCCGCCGCGCCATCGAGCTGCTGCTCTCCGGCGCCTGCTCGACGCAAACCGCCGCCGCCGAACGCGTCGGCATCTCCCGCGAGCATCTCTCCCGACAGCTATCACGCGATCACGTACAGGTGTTCATCGCGCGCGAAGTCCGCCGCAGGATCGGCAGCGCGTCAATGCCGGCCGCTGCGCGCATGGTCGCGCTCCTGCATGCGACGAGCGAGCACGTGAGCCTAGACGCAGCGCGCACGATCCTGGCGCTGAACGGCATCCAAGCGCCGCAGACCGGCCACAGCATCAACATCCGCAACGACGTGCAGGTCGGTTACACGATCGTCCTCGGCGCCCGGCGGGCTCAGCGCGAGGGCAGCGGCGATGCCGACGTGATCGGCGATCAGGCGGGCTCCGCCGCTAAGCCACTGATCGAGCACGATCCGGTTGAGAAGCCGTGATCGGCAACGCGCTCCGGCCGCAGTCCACCCGCGCCAGCCCAGCGACGCTCACGCGCGTGATGGTCGCGCGAAGCCCGCGCGATCCGGCGGGCGGTGCCGGCGCGCCCCCGGGGGGGCAAAACCCGCGCTCGCGCCGGTGCGGATGTTCCCCGATTGATTTCTGGCGCAAACCGTTGGTGGTGGAATTTCCGTGGGTTAACTGGAGCGATGGAGGCGCTTGATGGGCGATGTGAACGGGGCTGTGAAGGAGATTTTGGGTGAGGGTGCGACGGTTGGCAATCCGGAGGTGGCGCGGGTGTTGGAGGCGGTGTTGAGGGAGGCGCGGGCTGGGCGTGTGTTGTCGGTTGGGGTTGTGGCGGTGATGGGTACTGGTCAGGTGTCGGTATCTGCGACGCGGCAGCATTCGCCGTCTGATTTGTATTTTGGGGCTGGGCTGCTGATGGATTTGGTTATGGAGCAGGTGGCGCAGCATCGTGGGCGGCGGTCGTCGATTTTGGTGGGGAGGTGAGGATGCCATTTCGGAAGGTTGGTCGGGATCGGTACCGGTCGCCGAGTGGGCGGACGTACAGTGGGCGGCAGGTGCGGGCGTATTATGCGACGCGCGGTTTCAGGCGTGCGCCGCGGCGGGGGAGGCGGCGATGAGTGAGGTGAGGGAATTGCAGGTGGTGCGGCGTTTGCCTGGCGCTCCGGTGGCTGGGGTGATTGAGCTCTTGACGCAGATGCTTGAGCATGCGCGGGCTGGGCGGATCAGGGCGATGGTGTTTGCCTATGTGGATGGTGCGGGGGACGTGGTGACGGGGCTTGAGCGACCGGAAGGGGAGATGGTCGACCATCATCTGGCGGCGGCGGCATCTTATCTGCAGCACGACATTCTTGCGATGATGCGTGCGGCGGCGCGGCAGGTGACTGAACCGCCGGCGCGGTGAGGTGTCATGCGTCAGTTTGTGCCTGACGGTGATGTGCTTGATGCGTTCATGGCGGACACGACCTCGCGGGTGCGGGTGATACAGGGTCCGGTGGGATCTGGCACCTCGTCGTGTTGCTGCATGAACATCTACCAGCATGCGGTGGCGCAGCCGCGGCAGCGGGACGGTCGGCAGCGGTTTCGCGCGCATATCTTCCGTGACACGTTTCCGAAATTGGAGGAGACGACGGTCAAGACGTGGCTGGACTGGTTTCCGCCCGAGGAGTTCGGTCGGTTCTATTGGTCGAAGCCGTTCAAGCACGAGATCCGGGTGGGGCCGCTGGAGCTCGATGTGACGTTCATGGCGCTGGAGGACATCCGGGACGCCGATTCGTATGCCAAGTCGCTCGACACCTCGATGATCTGGATCAACGAGGGGCAGTATTTCGAGCTTGGGTTTGTGATGGCGCTGGCGGAGCGGGTGTGTCCGCCGCGATATCCGGCGGTGAAGGATGGTGGCTGCAAGTATGGTGGCATGATCATCGACACCAATGCGCCGCCGGCTGATCATTGGATCCCGATCATGCGCGGCGATGTGCCGCCGCCGGAGTGGATGAGCGAGGAGCAGCGGAGGGCGCTGGTGCGGCCGCCGAATTGGCGGTTCTTCATGCAGCCGCCGGGGCTGATCGAGAAGTTCGACGACAAGGGCGAGCTGATCGGGTACGAGCCGAATCCGAAGGCGGAGAATCTGAAGCATCTGCCGCCGAACTTCTACATGGAGAAGATCGGCGGGCAGACGCGGGCCTGGATCGACGCCAACATCATGAACCGGTCGTCGGTGGTGACCGACGGGCGGCCGGTGTATCCGGCGTTCCGGCGCGATGCCCATGTGGCCAAGAAGCCGTTGGAACCGATCGCCGGGGTGAAGGTGCAGGTGGGGTTGGATTTTGGGAGAAACCCGGCGGCGCTGATCGGGCAGTGCCTGCGCGGCGACTGGTACATCCAGCGCGAATTCATCGGCCGCAATGTCTCGGCGGTGGAATTTGCGCCGGCATTGCGGACCTATCTGAAGGAACATTATCCGGGGTTCGTGTTCCAGTTCTGGGGCGACCCGTCCGGGGCGGTGCGCGGACAGGCGACCGACACCACGCCGTTCGATGTGTTCCGGGCTCATGGCATGCCGGTGATGCCGATCTGGGATGCCCAGAACCGGGCATCGTTGCGGCGCGAGGCGGTGAATGCCGTGCTGACGCGGCGGTCGGCCTCGGGCGGGCCGGTGGCGTTGCTGGTCGATCCGAGATGCACGACCTACATCACCGGGATGGCCGGCGGCTACCATTTGCGGCGGCGCCGTGTTTCGGGGGAGGTATATTCCGAGGAGGCGGAGAAGAACCAATACAGCCACATCTGCGAGGCGGGTGAATATCTGTTGGTGGGCGGCGGGGAGGGGCGATCGGTCCTGGTGGCCAGCAGCGAGCGCAAGCCGGTAGTGCCGACGCGGCGGCCCTACAATCCGTTCCAGCGCAGCGCCGGGATCAGGGGATGGTGAGGGCCTGGCATCTGTTCTTCGGCCCGGCCGCGGCGCCGTGGTCGCACATCCTGCGGGGGGCTTTCGGCCATGTGGCCGCCGCCGGTTATGATGCCGAGCACAAATTGTGGATTTTCTTCAATCCGTCGGCGCGTTCCCTGATGATCCGGGCCTTGCCGGAGGGGCCGGAATGTGCCGCCATCTATGGGGAATGGGTTGCCGCCTGCCGCCCGCACATCCTGCGGATCGTGCCGCAACAGGCGCGGCGGCTGTTCCCGCCCTGCTTTTCCTGCGTGGGGGCGATCAAGGCCCTGTGCGGCATCCGCAGCCGTGCGTTGCTGCCGGGGGCATTGTATCGCGATCTTGTGGCGCAGGGAGCGGAGCAATTGAAGGTGCCAGATGTCGATGTTCAAGAAACCATCGATGCCGCCCACGCCAATTCCGGCTGAGGACCCGGAAATCGTGCGGCTCCGGCAGGAGGAGGCGCGGCGGGCGGAGGAGGATCGGATCAGGGCAATCCAGGAGCAATTGCGGCTTGAGACGCTGCTGCGCGGCCCGAGCCGCGGCGTCCGTTCCCTGGTTGGGGCGTTCGACAGTAGCGGATTCCTCAAATCCGTATTGGGGAGCGGCTGATGGCCTCCATCACGCGGTTGCCTCCCCGTGCGGCGGCAGAGCCGGAACCGGAGCGACTCAAGGCATTCAACCGTCGGTTGGCGCGGGCGGAGACGGATTTTTCCCGCCATCGGGCGCGGCTCGCCGATTGCTACAAGTACGGCATGCCATGGCGGCACCGGATCGGCACATTGCAGCCGGCGGATCAGCTCGACGAGGTGTTCGACGAGACGCTGATGACGGTGCTGGAGGACTTCTCCGCCGACATGCTCAACACCTTCACGCCGCGCAAGAACGACTGGCTCGAGTGGGCACCGCGCCGCACCCTTGACCGGGCCGAGCACCGGCAGCTGGCGGAGCAATTGGCGCGTTATCAGCAGGTAATGTTCGAGGAGATGCGGCGCTCGAACCTGTATCAGGCGCTGCAGGAAGGTTATTACGACCTCGGCCCCGGCACGATGGTGTTGTTGATCAATGACATCGATGCGGCGAAGCCGATCCATTGCGAGGCGATCGCGGCCACCGATGTGCGACTGACGCGCGGTCCATTCGGTTACATCGACGGCATCTTCCGGCCGCGCATGAATTATCTGTATGAGGAAATTCCTTCGGTGTGGCCGGAGGCCGATCTGCGCGCGATCGGCCCGGCACCCGAGGAAGCGACGACCGAAGTGGAGATTGCCGACGGCTGTTGGCGCGATTGGAGCGAGCGCGGCACCGAGACCTGGCATTACGTAGTGCGCGCAAATGGCAGGCTGATCTACGAGAAGACCTGGACCGGCGAGGGGTGTTGCCCATTTGTGGTGGCCCGCTGGTCACGCGATTCCACCACCGCCTGGGGTGTTGGTCCCACCTACCGCTCGATCCCGGCGGTCAAGACCATCAACCACATCCGCTATTTGAGTCTGAAGAACTACGACAAGCATGTCGACCCGAACGTCAGCTACGAAGACGACCATGTCACCAATGTCAGCCAGGGCATCAATCCCGGCGAATGGATCGCGCGCGCACCCGGCTCGCGTGAGCCGGTGGTGATCGAATCGCGCGCCAGGTTCGACATCCAGGTGTTCGAGATCGATGAGGTGCGGTCGGCGATCCGGCGCGCCCATTACCAGGACCGCCCCGAGCAGCTCGGCAAGACGCCGCCGACCGCAACCCAGTGGGCCGACGAGGCGGCAGAGCGGGCGCGCCGCATGGGCAGCCCCGCCACCAATCTGGTCGAGGAATTGCAATACGGCATTGCCCGGCGGTTTGCCTATCTTCTCGCGCGCCGCGGCGTACTGCCGCGGATCGAATTGAACGGCAGCGAAGTCACCGTCGGCCCGGTGTCGCCATTGCTGCGGGCGCAGGAACAGGAGGAGGTGATCCGCCTCGACCGTTTCTCGGAAATGCTGGCAGCGCGGTTCGGGCCGCAGATCACGATGATCGTCATCGACGTGGTGCGTTATGCCGACCGCCTGGCGCGCCTGTTGGGAGTGGACAAGAACCTGTTGCGCGATGAGGCCAAGATTGCCGATGCCATCGAGCAGCTGATGCCGATCCTGAGGAATTTCGTGGCCGGGCGCCCGGGCGAGATCGCGCCGCCGCCGGTCGGCATTGTCGGCGGGGAAGCGGTGCCATGAAGCAGCCCGCGGCATGGGAACATCTGGGGCCGCGGCGGCTGGAGTCGCCGCCCGACCGGCGCGTCGAGGAGGCCTGTGCGCGCCTGTTCCTGACCCCCGACGGCGAAATATTGCTGGCCTTTTTGCGCGCCAAGACCAAGGAGCGCGTGCTGCCGCCGGCGGCGACCGATGCCGAATTGCGCGATCTGGAGGGTGGCCGCCGGATCGTGTCCATGCTGGAAAACATGATCGAGCAGGGGCGGCGGCTATTGACCGAGCGCGCCCCGTCCTGATGCCGAACGTGCGTTGCCAACCATGTCCGGAACTGCGCCATATTGCCGGCGTGCGTTGCTGCCCGGTGGTGGGCTGCGATAAGTGACGACCGCGATGGCAAACGAACCAAATCCTGCTTCCACATCGACGGCGCCGGCTGCGGCCACGGCCGCACCTCCCTCGCAGGCCGCGCCGGCGGGGCCGCCCGCCTCGGCACAGAAGCCCGGGTTCCTGCCCGATGCCTTCTGGAATGCCGAGGCGGGGGCGATCAAGCTCGACGATTTCGGCAAGCACTACACAGAATTGGCCGAGTTCCACCGGCGCGAGAACGAGCGGCGCGCGGCATTGCCGCAGAAGCCGGAGGATTACAAGTTCGAGTTGCCGGCTGACTTCAAGTTGCCTGAGCCGTTCCGGCGCGAGGATTTTCGCCTCGACGAAAAGGACCCGCGCATTCCTCTGGTGCGCGCCTTTGCCAAGAAGCATGGCCTTAGCCAGGAAGCGGTCAATGAGCTCTTTGCCATCGACGCGCAGCAGAAGATCGACAGCTACAATGCGGCCGTGCAATTTCGCGCCGCACAATTGAAGGCCCTCGGCGACAATGCGCAGGCGCGCATCGAGGCGGTGTCACAATGGCTGACGGGGTTGAAAACGAGGGGGACGCTTTCTGCCGAGGAAGTCGATCCGTTGCTCGCCGACCTGAAGGCGATGCATCCGGCGCCAGTGGTGAGCTTGCTGGAAAAGCTCATGCAGATGGTGAACGGTTCGGTGCCGGGGAACCAGCCGGCGCCGCTGCAGCAGACCACAACGCCGCAACAGAAGTCGCTGGCCGAACGCATCTGGCCGGCACTCGCAGAGAAGAAGGCTAGCTGACCATGGCTGTCATCGGAACATCTCTTACGCTCCTCGATCATGCCAAACGCATGGACCCCGACGGGTCGATCGCGGCAATTGCGGAGATCCTCAACCAGGCAAATGAAGTCGTGCAGGACGTGATCTTCCGCGAAGGCAACCTGCCGACCGGCCACCGGGTCAGCATCCGGACCGGATTGCCGACGGTCTATTTCCGCATGCTGAACCAGGGCGTTCCATCGTCGAAATCGACGACCACGCAGGTCGACGAGGGCCTCGCCTATATGGAGGCGCGCACCCAGATCGACGTCAAGGAAGCCAGCCTCAACGGCAACACGGCCGAATTCCGGCTGTCCGAGAGCCGGCCGATGCTGGAATCGATGGCGCAGACCTTCGCCTCGAAACTGTTCTACGGCAACACGGCGCTCGATCCCGAACAGTTCACCGGGCTCGCAACGCGCTATTCCGACGACTCCGGTCCGGCCAATGCCGAGAATATCGTCGACGGCCTCGGCCGCGGCACCGACAACACTTCGATCTGGCTGATCAGATGGTCGGAGGAGGGCGTGTTCGGCATCTATCCCAAAGGGTCCAAGGCGGGGATCAACCACCAGGACCTCGGCGAGCAGGACGCCTTCGACGCCAACGGCAACCGCTTCCGCGCCTTCATGGATTTGTACCAGTGGGACTGCGGCCTCGTGGTCAAGAACTGGAAATATGCGGTGCGCATCGCCAACATCGACGTGTCGAACCTGATCGCGCAGGCATCGGCCGCGGACCTGCTGGAGCTGATGGCCGTGGCGGTGGAAAAGCTGCCGACCGGCTCCAGCGGCAACACTGCCTTCTATTGCAACCGCACAGTGCGCACCATGCTGCGCATCCAGTGCATGAACCGCCCGAACGTGTATCTGACCGCCGGCAACGAGGAAGGGAAGCCGAAGTTGTCCTTCGACGGCATTCCGATCCGCCTTGTCGATCAGCTGCTCAACACCGAATCGGCGGTGCTGTAGCATCAGAGCAAGGGACAGACGCCATGATCACCGACGCTCAAAACCTGTTCTCGGACTCGCAGGCCATCACCGCGGCGGCGGCGTCCACCAATGTCATCGACACCGGGCCGCTGGCCATCGGCAACACCGGGCGCAATCTCGGTTATGGGCAGGACCTGTTCATCTTTGTGTTCTGCGAGGTGGGGATGAGCGATGCCGGCAACGATTCCACGCTCACCATCACGCTGCAGACAGATGACAACTCCGGCTTTTCCTCGCCAACCACAGTGGCGACGCTCGGCACCTTGCCGGCGCTGACGCCGGCGGGCACCAAGTTCTTCTTCCCCATGCCGATTGCATCCGATGCGGTGCCCTATGAGCGCTACATCCGGTTGCTGTATACGCCGAACAACGGCAACCTCTCAACCGGCACGTTCTCGGCCGGCATCGTCATGAATGTCGATGCCTATGTGTCGACCGCTGCCGGCGCCACCACCGGCGTCTAATTGAGGCCGATCATGCCGAAGTACCGCCTCAACAAGCCCCACTATCTGCAAGATCGATCGCGCAAGATCGACCCGCGGTTGCACGAGGAGGGCAGCGTGATCGAATGGGCGGGGCCGCCCAGTGCGGCGATGCAGCCGCTGGACAAGGAGGCCAAGGAGATCAAGGCCGAATACGATGCCAAACGGCCGAAGCCCGGCAGCGGACGATCGTTCGGCGGCTGGACAGCGGCGTTCGAGCGCAATTATTCCAGAATCATTCAGCCGCCGCCGGCGGAGGCGGAAACAAATGTGGCGGCATCTGCGGACAGGGGCCGTCGCGCCACGCCGGCGGCAGCCGCATCCGAACGGGGGTGATCCATGCCTTCCTACCAGCGGCTGCCGGTCGATTGGATCATCGGCAGCAATTCGTCCGACAACCGGGCCGACACGTCCCAGATCACACAGAACTATGATGGTTCTGTGCTGGAGCGCGTCGAATGGGGCTTTGGCACGCTCACGCGCTTTTCCAAGCCGGACGTGACCCAGCCTGTCGCCTGGACCACGGCCAACTCGCCGGTGACCATCTTCACCGTGACCGGCACAGTGCTGATGTGGTGCTTCGGTGTGGTCACCTCGTCGATCACCTCGACCGGCGGCACCGGCACCTTGGCGCTCGGGGTGTCCACCAACACCACCCTGTTCACCGCCGCCACCACGGCGAACGGCACCAACTTCGCCGCCGGCCACGTGTGGACCACAACCACCACCACCCGCGGCAACGTGCTGCAGAACACCGGCAACTGGGCGCTGGTCAACGACACGACGGTGCAGCTGACCGTCGCCACCAACAACATGACCGCCGGCGGCATGACCATCTATGCCCTGTGGCGGGCGATCAGTGTGGGAGCGACCGTCACCTGATGGTCGTCTGATGATGGCATGGCGACCGTTGTTGCCGTTCACACACCGCTCAAGACCTTCGGCGACGAGGTGCACATCTTCGAATGGTCGCCGCTCACCACCACCGACAACTACGGCAGTCCCGTAGAATTGCCGGGGTGGCCGGACCGTTCGATCCAGCTGACCGGCACATTGGGCACCGGTGGTGCAGTCACGATTTACGGCTCCAACCGCGCGCAGCCAAACCTGGCCAATGATGACGATTGGTTTGTCCTGACCGACCCGCAGGGCAACAACATCGTGCTGAACGCGCTCAAGGGTGAGGCGATCACCGAATTAACCCGCTGGCTGCGGCCGAAGGTGACTGCGGGCGATGCCTCCACCAGCTTGACGGCGACGCTATTATTGTCGAAGCCATGGCGATGAGCACCGGGACGGAGAAAATCAACGCGGTGAACGAGCTGCGGCGATTCGCCAACGGCTTCCGCAACCTGTTGGCGGTCGCCGACGACCTGGAGCGCCTCGGCCAGATCGAGAACGCGGAGGCGGAGGCCAAGGCGCGGCTCGATGCGCTGATGGGGCGGATTGCCACGGCCGCGCGCGAGCTGGAACGGATCGAGGCAGGCCGGGCAGCGGCCGAGGCCGAATGCAACAAGCGGCGCGAGCAGGCCGAGGCGGAGGCAGCGCAGATCATCGCTGCTGCCAAGGAACAGGCACAGCGGCGCCTGACCGAAATCGAAGCCCGCGCCGAGGCGCTACTGGCGCGGGCAAAGAACGATGCCGACGCGGTCGCCAGCGCCACCATCGAGGCGCGCGAGAAGCTGAAGGCGCTGGAAGCCGAAATCGCCGCCAAGACCGCCCAGCTCGACGACATCAACCGCCAGCGCGAAGCGCTCCGCGCCCGGCTCTAGGAGACGTTCATGGCCCGCTATTCCTTTGCCAACACCCTCGGCGGCACGCAGCAGAATCTGTCCACCTCGTTCAAGACCATCTGCGCCATCTTCGCCACCACCGGCGCCACTACGCTGCGGCGCGGCTGGATCGACGAAATCAATGTCGGCCAGGACGGCACGTTGAACTCGACCGACTGCCAGGTGATCTGGGACGTGTCGCGCATGACCGCGGACGGGACCGGCACCGCGATCGTGCCACCGCCCACCGAACTTAACGATGCCGCGGCGTTGTTGACCTACAAGGTCAATTACACCGTCGAACCGACGGTGACGGCCAACTCCACGGTGCTGGCGATCCCGCCGTTGAACCAACGCATCCCGTTCCGCTGGAAGGTGTTCGACCTGTCGCAGGCGATCGTGGTGCCGGCAGTGAACGCCAATGGCCTGGTGCTGCGCGCCCGCTCCCCGACCTACACCTCCACCGTGATCGGTGGCGGCTTCTGCGTCGAATGACGGCCATGACCGTGCGCGGCGCCTCCGGATATGCGATGATGGGCGGGCCGAACGGTCCGCTTTGGGAGCGCGACACCTTCACCTGCGCGCACTGCGGCAATGTGCGTTACATCAAGCCGTTGGCGCGCGCCGACGAGACGCCGGGCCGCTGTTTCTCCTGCGACAAGCTGCTCTGCATCGACTGTCTGAAGATTCCGCGCTGCCTGCCGTTCGAGGAAAAGCTCAAGCGCATGGAGGCGCGCGCCGCCGCGCGCCGGTCCTACGAGCAATGCCGATGAAGGTCGAGGACGCGATCCATCTTCTGGAGCGGGCCGAGGAGACGGGGGCTTTTGTGACCGCGATCCTGGCCACCGACGCGGCGCAGAGCGAGCGCAGCCTGACCTTCGCCTTCACGCCGGAGGAGAGCGCAGAGCTGTTCCGCACGGCGCGCATGCTGCTGCAGCGGAGGCCGACGGCGGAAGGTTGAGGGCGGTGCCGGCATGAGCCTGCTTCCATTTCCCGGATCGCCGCTGTGTGCCGTGGGGCTGCTTCCTTATGCCACCAACGTCTCAGTAAATTCATCGGTGATCGATGCGGCCAATGAGGCGGTGATCTTAATCGGCCGCATCCAGACCTCCGACGGCGGCTCGCACACCATCGACACCACCGGTTCGTCGAGCCTGCAATGGCAAACCGGCTCTGTCACCTTCTCCAGCACCAGCACCACGGTCAAGGTCGGCCTTGCCGCCGTGGACACCGCCAACGGCCCGCCCGGCCGTGCCGTCAACGTATCGAATGTCATTACCTTCGATGTCTCGCGCACGATGACCGGAGGCGGCGGCGGCATCACCGCCTTTGCCTGGCAGACCCACGTTCCAGACGCGGGTTCCAAGACCATCGCCAACGGGGATCTGGTGGCGTTCGCGGTGCAGATGACGGCGCGCGGCGGCAGCGATTCAGTTACGGTCAATGCGTTGCTGCTCAACAACCCGATGAACCGGCCGCTCGTGACCCAATTCACGACAGTCTATAGCGCCATAGCCAGCGCCCCCAATGCGGTCATTTCCTTCTCCGATGGCGCGCTCGGGTTTTTCTACGGCGGCTTCGTGTTCAGCACCATTTCGACCACAACTTTCAACAGCGGCTCCACTCCCAACGAGCGCGGGCAGTTGTTCCAGCTTCCGTTCCCGTGCCGTGTGCGCGGTTGCTATGTCTTTGCCCAGCTGGGCACCACCAATGCTGATCTGGACTTGATTCTCTATAGTGACCCGCTCGGAACGCCGGTCGCACAACGGACCGTTTCGGTCGACCAGAACACGATCGCAACTGCAGGTTCCAGCCAACGCATCGTCGAATATTTCTCCAGCGGCTACGACGTTCCCGCCAACACGCCGGTCGTGCTGGCGGTCAAACCGACGACGACAAACAACGTCACACTCCCGTTCAAGACCCTCGCCAACGCCGCGCATCGCATCACCGACATCTGGGGAACCTCCGGCTACGGCGTCAACCGCTCAAGCGGCGCCTTCGCGCAGCAGAATTCCGGCCTCGATCACTATTTCATCGGCCTTCTGATCGAAGCCTTCGAGCACCCGGCGCGCGCGCGCTATCAACTCGGCATCTGACGGAGGCCAGCCATGGCAGCGCCCTACAATCCGCCGGTCAAGGGCGAGGATTTCGTGATCCGCGTGGCGCTGGAAGACTACGCCACGCCCGGCCGCTTCCGCACCAACCCGACCATCGCCGCCGGCGATTTCAAGGTGGACAAGGACGGCGGCGGGCTGAACAACCTCGCCACGCTGCCGAGCGTCGATCCGGCCTCCTCGAAGCTGGTCAAGATCACCCTGTCGGCCACCGAAATGAATGCCGATGTAGTGACTATCGTTTGTTCCGACCAGACCGACCCGCCGGAATGGTCCGACCTGGTCATCTGCATCCCGACCACGCAGTAAGACATGGCCACGTTCCGGCTGTTCTTCGGCAATCGCGCGGCGGCACCGCCCGCTGCGCCGCCGCCGGCGCTGTCGACGCCGGACGCCGCCACCGCGCCTCGCAACCGCCGACAGCTCGCGCCGGAACAGGTTGCCCTGCCGCCGCTTGCCCCGCCGCCGGCATTGCCGCCGCTTGCCCCTGCGGCAATGGAAATAGGCCGGCCCCGGCGGCGGGGCAGTGCCGATACTGCGGCATCGCCGTTCCCCGCCCCGCAGCCTCCCGCATTGCGGGCCGACGATGCGCTCGGCCGTCGCCCCCGTCCGGCATCGGAAATCATTATCCCGGCAGCGTTTCAGCCGCCGCCACCGTCCCTCCCACCGATAGTGCCGCGGCTCGACGATGCGTTGTTACGGCGTCGAACCGCAGCCGTGGATGCCATCCTGCTGGTGCCGCCACCGGCGGCCGCACCAGCGGTCATGTCCGCGGCATTCGATATTGCACTGCAGCGCCGACTTCCACCATTCGATGCGAATGCAATCCCGCCGCTGCAGCAGCCGCAGATTGTCCCTGCCCTGTCGGCAGCCGAAACCACGCCCCGCCGCGCGCGTCCGGCCGAGACGCCACTCCTATGCGATGCTGTCCCGTTCGCGCCGCCGCCGGCCCTGCCGATTGCCATCATGGCCGCCGAAGTTGCTGGTGCCAGGGCCGGCGCTGCCCGGCCGGCCGTATTTGACAGCGGCGGCATGCTTGGCTTCGGCGAAGTACCGGAAACGCCGGCTGTCTCGGAATGGATCATGCGCGCCCGGCGGCGGGGCCGCCGCTAATCCGTGCGTTGCATGATGCCGCCCCCGCGGGCCTAATCCGCGCATGAGTCTCGATCTGTCGATCATCAATGCCGCGCTGACACGCACTGGCAACGAGCCCATTTCCGGGTTGCCGCCCGAAGACACATCCATCGGCGCCGCCGTTGCCGCCGAGAACTACGAAAACCTGGTCCGGGGCGAATTGTCGCTGCATCCGTGGAAGCGGGCCATGAAGATACAGGAGCTCAACCGGCTCGACCCTGCTTTGCATGGGGACCCGCCTGAACCATGGCTTGCCGCCTATATGCTGCCATCCGATCTGATCGACATCAGCGTGGTCAAAGTGGCCGGCAAGCCCATCGACTATGCGGTGCATGGCAATACCGTGCTCTGTGATGCGGATGAGACCGACCACGTCATACTGCATTATGTCTACCGGCCGCCGGAATCGGAATGGCCACCCTGGTTCCGGCTGGCCATGATCTACCGTTGCGAGGCCATGTTCCTGCGCGGCATTGGCGAACGCTACGACGATGCGCGCGAGCGTGATGCGGCGGCCGACAAGCAGTTTGCCGAGGCGCGGCATCGTGACACGGTCTCGCAGCCGCCGCGGAACCCGGTGCATTCACCGACATTGCGGGCGCGCGGCTCAGTGCCGGTCGATCTGCGCTTCCGGTGAGGCCACCATGCCCAAGCACGCCGTGCTGCAGACGAGCACCGGGGCAGGAGAACTGGCCCCCGAGCTCGCCATGCGCCAGGATACGGAACAATACCGCAACGGGGCCAAATCGCTGCGCAACCGCCGTTGTCTGATCGGCGGCGGCAACGTCCGTCGGCCCGGCTCATGGTGGCTCGCCAACTTGCCGGGGCCGGCGCGGTTGCGGCGTTGGGTCGTCGACCAGACCACGGCCTATGTGATTGCCTTCGGCGACGGTCGCATGGATGCCTATCAGCTCGACGGTACGCCGGCAGGCGGCCTCAGTGGCTGCCCATGGACCGGTCACATCTGGCGTGAAATGAAATTCGAGCAGAGCGGCAACACCGCCTTCGTGACCCATCCCAACATGCGCGAGCAGATCATCACCCGCACCGGCGCATCGTCATGGTCGCGCGCCGATTTTGCCTTCGCGACCGGGCCGGCAGGACGTCCGGAGCAGCCCTATCTCAAATTCGCCGCCGATAATGTGACCTTGCAGCCGTCTGGCCTGACCGGGAGCATTACCCTGACCGCCAGCGCCAATGTGTTCGAGCCGGGCCATGTCGGGCACTACATCCGCTATCTCAAGAAGGCCTGTCTGGTCACCGGCTATATCAGTCCCACGCAGGTCACAGCCACGGTGATCGAAAAGCTGCCGGAAACGCTGCAGTTGACAGTAGCTTCATCGGCCAATTTTGCCGTCGACGAGGTCGTGCAGGGCGCAACCTCAGGCGCCAAGGGCCAGATCACCGCCATCCCTAGCGGCACCACAATCAATGTCGTTATCACCCAGGGATTGACGCGATTCTCGTCCGAGACACTGGTCGGTCCCAATGACAAAACCACGATCAGCGCAGTGGCCACCACCACCAACGCGGCCGTGCGCGATTGGGATGAGCAGATGTCGGGTGCGGTGCGGGGGCGGTTTGGCACCGCGCGACTGCACCGCAACCGGCTATTGCTGTCGGCGCACAAGTCGGCGCCCGACTACATCGCCGGTTCTCGCATCAACGATCTGTACAACTTCAACGTTGGCACCGGCGCCGATGCGGAAGGATTCCTGGAATCGATCGGTGACGCCGGGGCCTCGCGCATTGTCGATCTGCATTCCGCCGAACAACTGATCGTGCTGACCGACCGCGGTCCCTACTATGTGCCAGAGGGCCAGAACAACCCCTTCCGGCCATCCTCGATCGCCTTCTTCCCGTTCGGCTCCCCATGGCCGATTTCGCGCGATGTCGATGCCGTTCCTTTTGACGACGGTGTGCTGATGGTGTCGGGTTCGCTCGCGATCAAGGCGCGGCCCACTGGCGATCTCAATCGCGCCTGGTCGGCAGACGAGGTGTCACTGCTGGCACCCCACACATTGAAGTCACCCATCGGCATGGCAGTCACCAGCAACTTTGCCGGCGGTCCGGAACGCTATGCCATCTTCGTAAACTCCGACGGCACGTTCACCGCCATGCAGCTGGTGGAGGTGCAGCGCATCAGGAACTTCACACCATGGGACACGGCCGGCAAAGTCGAAAGCATCGCTGCCATCGAGGATGCCGTGTTTCTTGCCGTGACGCGCCCAATTGCCGGCAACACGGTCTATGTGCTGGAAAAACTCGACCAGGCATTGACTGTTGATGCGGCCACGCAATATGCCGATCTTGCCGCCCTTGATACCGTACCGGAGCGCTATGGTGGCACACCTGTGAACGTGGTTGCGGGCACGATGCATCTCGGCGCGTGGCCGCTCGCAATCGACAACCCGCCGGACGGGCCATATATTGTCGGCCTCAATTATGACAGCGAGATCGAGCTGCTGCCGCCGATAATCGAAACCCAGGATGGGCCGATATCGGGCGAGATGATGCGCATCTACGAGGCATTGGTGAACGTGAAGACCTCGGCACGCTTTGCTGCCAATGGGCATGTCTTGCATGCCTACCAGGTCGGCGATGATCTGTCGCAGCCGCCGCCTCTGCTCGATGGCTGGCAGCGTTTCCAATTCCTGGGCTGGCGGCGAAACCCCACGCTGAAGATCACCCAGACCGATCCGTTGCCGCTCGACGTGCTGGGCATCAAGACGAAGGTGGCCTATGGCTGAATTTGCTGCTTTGGCCGGCGCCGTTGCCGGAACAGGGGCAACCATCGCCAGCACCGTGGCTCCGGTTGCCGGCGTCGGGGCGACGATTTTCGGCACCGCGCTTCAGGCGCAGGCCGCGCAAATGCGCGCACAAGAGACGGCACGCGCCGCGGCATTTGAGCAACGGCAGATGGAAATCCAGGCCGAGCGGATGCGGACTGCAGCGGCCGAAGCCGAAGCACGTCGGCGGCGCGAACTGACGTCAGCGATGCAGACCATCGAGGCGATTCGCGCCGGTCGCGGTGTCGGTTCGCAGAGCCCCACCGCCATGGCGATCTTCGACGAATTGCTCGAGCGCGGTGATCGTGACATTTTGATCGGGAGGGCCAATCTGTTGACGCGCGCGGACACGGCGCGAATGGCCGCCGAACTTGCCGGCGGTCGAGCCGGCACCGCCCTCCTGGCCGGGAGACTGGGTGCTGCATCGTCCATCCTTTCCGGGGTTTCATCGTTGGCCAGGCCCTATCTTTTGGGCGGTGCCGGTTCTGGCGGCGCGCCCGGGCTACCCCTGCAATTGTGATCGACCATGGCGCGCGGCACTGGCCTTCCCATACCCAAAGAAGAACCGGTCACGGCGCAGCCGCCACAGGTCATCAATGCGGATGCCCTGGTGGCCGCGCACGAATGGGCACAGATCGCCCATGCAGGCGAACAAATCGCAAAGACCGGCGTCCAGACATTGCTGCTTGAGACAAGACAAAGGCAGCTCGGCTATCTGGCAGACCGGGAAACATCGATCAGGCGGCAGAAGATTCTGCTGCGCGATCAATATGCACAAGACCCGCAGAATTTCGAGAATGCCTGGGGCGCATTCAGCGAGGCGACGATTGCCAACGCCGAACCCTGGGCCGTGCCGCACCTGAAGGCTGTGTTGGGCCGCGAGGGCAACGATGCCTTCAGTGCCGTGCTGAATGAGCGGCGCCACCGCGATGAGGCGCTGGCCCGCGAGCGCATGACCACATTGCTGCAGCAAACTGCAAGCGACGTGGTGGCGGCCGGCATGTCCGGCATCGTCGACACGCCGGAAGGCAGGCTGCGGCTGCAGGAATACCGCTCCAAGCTCGACGAGGCGGTGAATTCCAGGCTGATTTCGCCGGAAAAGGCGGAATTCATGCTCGATGAGACCCTGGCGCGCGCCCATGGCGAGACGGCGGCGCTGAAGGCCCTCGACGTCTACAAAAGACAAGGCTTCGACGCCGCAGTGAAATTCTTGCGCGAAAGCATTCTGGAGAACCAGGAAATCAGCCTGAAGCCGGACAACCGCTGGAGCGCCTTCAAGCGCGGAGTCGAAGCGGTGCGATTGCAGCAGGCGCAGGACAAGGAAGATCGCGCTGCGATCGTGCAATTGTCGCGCGATCTGCGGGCCAGGATCGATTCCAATCAGATCGTCGACCGGGGTGAAATTCAGGATACGCTGGCCGCTCTGGCCCGCAGTGGGGCGGCAGCCGAATACCGGCAATTGGCGATTGCCGCCGCGGTTGCGGAGCAGACTTCAACCTGGCCCGGCATGAGCAATCTGCAACGGGCCGAAACGGTGGCTGACATCCGTGCCGCGGCAATCCCGCCGCAGGCCCGATCCGCCATGGAATTCTTCGTCTCCCGCGGCTGGACGCGGGCACAGGCGGCCGGCATCGTCGGCAATCTGCTGCAGGAAAGTGCAACTCTCAACCCGGCCCAGATCCACGATCAGGGAACCGGTATCGGCATTGCCGGTTGGCGCCTGGAACGGCGCGAGGCCCTGCGGCAGTTCGCGGCTGCTCGTGGCAAGCCGGAGACAGATTTCCAGACCCAGCTCGAATTCATCGAACACGAATTGCGCACCACCGAGGCCGGCGTGGCCGAAAAGCTGCGCCGGTCGAGCAGTGCAGCGGAGGCGGCGGCGGCCTTCATCGATTACGAGCGGCCGGCCGGATGGACGGCAGCAAATCCGCAAGCCGGCCACGGCTTCGCCAACCGGGTGCGCAACGCGCGCGCCCTGGCTGGGGAGGCAGCCACCGGCATCCCCGGCGAATTTGCGGGTGAGATTGCGCGCCGGGTGCAGGACATCTATGTCGCCCAACAGCGCAAGGCCTGGCCCGAATTCAAGAGCCGCATCGAGGCCGGCAAGCCCATCGACCAGGATGACTACGAGGCCATTCTCTACGCCGCGGCATTGAGCGGCGACCAGGTATGGCAACAAGAAGTCGAGCGCTATGGCGCAGCCGAAAGAATCGGTTCTGTTGCGGCCCGGCTGCCATTGGCCGCCGGCCAATCGATTGTGGACCAGGCACGGCAACAGATCGGCGGACAGGTGGCGGATTTGCTGCAGAAACGCGAGGCGCGGCTGCGGCAACTTGCCACTGAGAACCCGGTTGAGCTGCACATTGAACAGGGAGGGGCGCCGCCGCCACCGCTTGATCTGTCTTCCGTCGAGGCGGCGCGCAATTCCATCGCGCCGCGTATTGCCATCGCCCGCGGCATTGCGGAACAGCAGGGAACCGCACCGGCCAGCCCATTCCGGCCGGCAGAAAGCTCGGCATTGGCCGGCGCCATTTCCTCCGGCAATCCGGCGCAGGCCGCCGTGGCCTTCAATGCCATCGCGATTCTGCCCGACGATCTCCTGGTGCCGTCGCTCAACACCGCCGAGATCAAGGCTGCGATCGCCGGCGCGGCGCGTTCGGCCGATCCGGTCAAATTCAATGCGGCCATGCAGTTCATGGACCGGGTCTGGCAACGGGCGCCAGAGACGGCCAGGCAGATATTCGGCGAGGATTCGATCCACGCGCTGATGACGTGGCAGACCAATCTGCGCTACCTCACGCCCGAGCAGCTGGCCAAGGAACGCGAGCGGGCGGCGCTCGATCCGCAGATTCGCGAGGTGCGCAAACGGCTGGAACAGGACGGCCGCGAACAGGCGCGCAAATACAAATTCGACGATGTGGTCAAGCAATTCGACCAGAGCTGGTTCATCACCCCCGGCCCCATCGCCCGCGCGCTCGGCAGCCAGCCGTTACCGCCGATCGATCCGCTGACGCGCGATGCCATGATGGGAGATTTCATCAATTTGTACGGCCGGCGCTATGCCGAGAACGGCGGCGACAAGGACCAGGCGCTCAAGGACACCATCAACCTGATGAAACTGAAATGGCACGCCTCCCCCACCAATGGGGGCCGGTTGATGCTGAATGCGCCGGAAACGATTCGTGATGCCAATGGCAATCTGATCAACCCGCCTGTCAATGGCACATGGGATTGGATGCGTGATCAGCTCGAAGCGGCAATCGAGCAGGAGATCGGCAAGCCGCGCCGCCGCCAACCGCAGGCCGCAGTGCCGGGCGCGGCCACACAGACATTGATCGGACCGACCCCGTCTTCCCCCATTGCGGCAGCATTGATGCTGACGGAACAAATTCCTAGCTTGGCCCACAATATTGGGGCGGCGTTGGGGGCCAGCAATTGGTCCTATGCACTGATTTCCGACCGGCAGACGCAGGCGGAGGCGCAGGCTGGCCAGCGACCTTCCTATCTGGTGCAGGTCACCGATGCGGAGACCGGCAAATCAACGATCCTGCCGCGGAGGTTTGCCTTCGATCCCTATCCGGCGCAAGCGAAGGCGCGGCAGGATTTTGAATGGCAGCGCGCCCGCTTGGAGCAACGGACCCGACCTAGTCTTGGGCCTTCCTATTATCACATGGAGTGACGATGCCGTTTCTCGACCATGTGGCGCCGGAGGCATTGCCGCCGCCGCGGTTGCCTGAGGGAACGGCGCCGCCACCCACGCCCCAAGCGCCTTCGTTGGCCGAGACCATCGCAGCGGCATTCCGGCAGGACAATCCGTTGGTCAATGTGTACCGGAAACTGCGCGAGGACCAATTCCCGCCAGAACCGGGGCACAATCCGCTCGATGTCATTCGCGGCACCGATTACGAGCATTATCATTTGCATCGTTTCGTCGACTCGCGTTCGACGGCCGAGACCGAAGCCATTGCCTGGCAAATCCGGCAGGAGGAGGAGGACCGCAAAACACTGGCTGCGGCGGGTGCGCCCGGGTTTGTGGCGCAGATCGCGGCCGGAATGGTCGATCCCACGTTGGCATTGCCTGGCGCCGTGCTGGTGCGCGGCGCGCGGCTTGGCTATTCGATCAGTCGCTCGGCGCTTGCGGCCGCGGCTTCCGGTGCCGCGCAGATCGGCGCGCAAGAGGCAATCCTGCAGGCGACGCAGGAAACCCGCACCGCGGGCGAGTCGTTGGTGGCGGTTGCATCCGGGGCGATCCTGAGCGGGCTCATTGGCGCCGGTGCTGCGGCGCTACTGACCCGCGCTGAGCGCCAGGCGCTGGAACAGTCGCTCGATGCGCTGCGGCGCGACATCGACCTGCACGCTACCGGCCAGCCGGCCGCGGCTGGCGCCGCACCGACCGACGTGCGGCAATTGGAGCTGGTGCGCACGCCGCTCGATCTGGGGCCGTTGCGCAAACTATCGGTGACCCGGCGCTTCATGTTGACCGCGCCGGTCGAGGCGCGGCGCATCATGGCCGACCTCGCCGAAATGCCTTATCGGTTCAGCGAGGCCGAACAGGGGGTGGCGGTCAGTTCCGGCCCGCCGGTCAACCGGCTGGTGATGATGGAATTGCTGGGGACGCGGGTCGCGATTGCCGATGAGCTGGACCGCGCCTTTGCCGAATACCGGTTCGGCGATCCGGACATTCTGGCGCCGCGGCTGCGCGGCTATGTGCAGGATTTCTTCGGCGCCGCCACGGACAAGATGAGCTATGCCGAATTCAAGCGAGAGGTGTCGCGCGCTATGCTGAATGGCGATCGGCACGCCATTCCGCAGGTCGAGCGAGTGGCAAAGCTGATCCGCAGCCGTGTGTTCGACCGCTATGGCGAACGCGCCGAAGCGGCCATCGAGGGATTCCAGCGGTTGCAGAAGGATGACGAAAGCTATTTCCCGCATCTCTGGAACAAACCGCTGATCCGTGCACGGCGTCCCGAGTTCGTGAACCGGCTGGTGGAAAAGTACAAGGCCGACCAGGATGTGGAGCGCGCCATCCAGCAGCGACTGTCCTGGTATTCGGCCCAACTGAAATCATGGCAGGATCAGATCAGCAAGCTTGAGGCGCGGCTGACGCGGGCTGAGCGGCGCGAGGAACTGACTGCCGCCCGCGCCGAAGAGCGTGGGCGGGATGATCTGCCGCGCGTTGCCGGATTTGAAGATCAGGAGCCGAAAGGTCGTGTTGCGGAATTGCAGCGGCGGCAGGCGGAGATCGCACTTGATGCCCGCGCGCTCGCCGAATCCATCGATTTGATGGAAGAGCTGGTCAAAACCAACCCGCAATTGCAGGCCCCGCTCGACCGGGCGCTGGCTGCGTTCGAGCGTCGCAATATCCGGCTCAAGATCGAGGCGGCGCGTCACCAGGAAGCCGGCAGCGCCGCCAAGCGCAGTGAACGGCGCCTGGCAGAATTGACCGAACAGTTGGCCAATGTCCGCGACCGCAAGGCGCTGATCGAGGATTACCTCGTGTTCGCGCGAACGATGCACGACGAGGTGCGGGCCAAGATCGAGGCCGAAATTGCGTCCTGGCCCGGCACCTCCGCGAATGAAGCCAAGGCTGCGCTCAAGGCGCGGCAGGAATATGCTGCCAAGACCGGCAGGGCGCCGGATGCACCGCGACTGACGCAGGCCGACGCGGCGGTCGACCGTGCAGTAAAACGCATTCTGGAATCGGATCGCGAATTGTCGATCGATGAATTGCGCGCGCGCGCCAATGAAACGGTCGACCGGATTCTCGGCTCGCCGGACGGCAGGTTACCCTATGATTTGCACCAGGGCGGCCCACGGATTGGTTACCACGAGGCCCCGCCAGTGCGCGGATCGTTGGCGGAGCGGCGCCTGGATGTCAGCAATGCCTGGGCGGCGGAATGGATCGAGGATGACATCGAGGAGGTCGTTGCCACCTACCTGCGCACCGTGATCCCCGACACCATCCTCTCCGAGCGATTCGGCGATGCGGAAATGACCACCGCCTTCCGGCAGGTCAATGAAGCCTATGCCAAATTGATCGACGCCACCAAGGAGGAAAAGGACCGCATCCGTCTTGGCAAGGAGCGCGACATGGTGATCGCCGACCTGGCGGCGGTGCGCGACCGCATCCGCCATGTCTACGGCTGGTCGCCCGACGCCGCCACGCAGAACATGGCGCGGGTCGCCCGCGGGGCGTTGGCGATCAATAATATCCTCAGCATGGGAATGGCGACAATCACCTCCTTGGCCGATCTTGCAGGTGTGGTGTTCAGATACAATCTGGGCACCGCATTCCGCGATGCCTGGGTGCCATTCTTCCGCGGTCTGATCACCAGGAACGAGGAATGGAAGCAATTCAAGGCCCAGATTCGCGCCTTCGGGATCGGTGTGGAAACCGCGATCAATGCCCGGCAGCATGCGCTGGACGACATCGTCGATGTCTACCGGCCGCAGTCACGGCTTGAGCGGACACTGCAGGGGGCGAGCGACAAATTCTTCATTATCAATTTGATGGCGCCGTTCACGGACACGGCCAAGACCATCGCCGCACACGCGGCCACTTCGGAGATCATCCGGGCCAGCCGGGCAGTGGCCGAGGGCAAGGCGACGCGGAAGCAGATCGCCAACTTGGCCGAGGCGGGCATCGACCAGCAAATGGCGGGCCGCATCTGGCAGCAATTCACCACCAGCGGGGCGCATCGCGCCGGTGTCTATCTGCCAAACACCGGGGACTGGACCGACCGCGCCGCGGCTGAGGCTCTGAACGGGGCCGTGGCGCGCGAAGTCGACATTGCCGTGGTCACGCCCGGCCAGGAAAAGCTACTGTTTCTGTCGCGGCCCGTTGGCGCCATGTTGGGGCAGTTCAAGAGCTTCACCGCCGCGGCCACCGAACGCATCCTGGTCGCCAATTTGCAGCGGCGGGATGCGGCGGCATTGGCCGGGGTGTTCATGTCATTGGCTCTTGGCATGTTGTCATACAAGATCAATGCATTCTTCGGCGGCCAGCCGACCTCGGACCGCCCACAAGATTGGATCAAGGAAGGCATATCGCGGGCGGGCCTCCTGGGTTGGCTGGAGGACGGGAATGCATTGGCGTCCAAGGCCACACGCGGCGGTGTCGATATTTACCGGCTGATCGGGGCCGACAAGCCGTTGTCGCGCTTTGTCTCGCGGTCGGCCGCCGACATGCTGCTGGGGCCGACCTGGGGCAAGATCGAAACCATTCCGCGGTTGACCGGTTCGCTGGCGGCGGGCGAATGGAGCGCCGCCGACACCAGTGCCCTGCGCCGCCTGATTCCGCTGCAGAACCTGTTCTGGCTGCGTGGGGTGTTGAACAAGGTCGAGGAGGCGGCCAATGCCCATTTCCAGATCCCGGAGAAAAGGGAGCCGGCACAGCCGCGCTGACGCCGTGCGTTGCCATCATCGGCACCGGTAAGCCATGGTGATGCCATGGCTGTGCAATGGCTCGATGTATCCGATGAAACACCGCGCCGGTCGTATATTGCGGCGCCGGGGCAAACCGTCTTCACATTCCCATTCGTTTTCTTTGACGAAAACGATCTGGTGGTGACTGTTGACGGGGTCGTCAAGGCCCTGTCGACGGATTATGTCACCAGCGGGGCGCTGGAGGAAACCGGCGGGGCTGTCACCTTCAATGTGCCCATGGTTGGAGGTGAGATCGTTATCATCCGCCGCGATCTCGCCGTCGAATTGACAACCCATATCCCCACTTCCGGCCCGCTCAATGTGCCGGCAATCAACTTGCAGTTTTCCAAGCTGGTGGCGATGCTGCAGGAGATCGTGACGGCGGCCGCGCGCGCGATGCTGCAACCGGATTCCGATGCGGATGTGATTGGGCTTTTGCCAGCGGCGGCCGATCGCGCAAACAGGTTCCTGGCTTTCGATGCGTCCGGCAACCCGTTTGCCGCCACGGCGGTGACCGGAACCCCTGTTTCCGCCTTCATGGCGACCATGCTCGACGATACCAGCGCCGCCGATGCCCGCGCGACCCTCGGCATCGTCGACCAGGCCGCCTACGTCGGGCTTTCCAACTGGCACAACTGCCGCTGAGGAGCAGAACATGGCCGTCACATCGACTCCCATCTTCATCCAGGCCGTCCGCCATGCCCGCGACCTGATCTCGACGGCCAACACCAACCGAGACGGCACCGGCACACTGGTAACCATCTTCACCGCCGGTGCGAACGGATCGATCATCGATCATATCGACATTGTGGCGACCGGCACCACCACGGCGGGTGTAGTGCGACTGTTCGTGCACGACGGCACCAACGCGCGCCTGTGGAAGGAAATCCTGGTGCAGGCCATCACCCCGAGCACGACCACCGCGGTGTTCTCGTATTCGATCGACTGTTCGCAGCCGGCTAATGCGCTTTATCTGCCGAACCTCTACTCGCTGCGCGCCTCGACCCACAATGCCGAATCCTTCGTCGTGCACGTCAGCGGCGGCGATCTCTGACCATGAACCGCGCGTATCGACTTTCCAATTCCGCCCCTGAGCGCGCATTGAAGGAGCGCATTGCCAACGGCTTCTTGCCGCGCGGATGGATTGACGGGCTGATCCTGTCTAACAACGCGATTGATGCGGTAAACGACATCGACATCACCGCCGGCGTCGCGCGATCAACCTCCAACATCGGTTTCAACGGACGCTCGACGCGCCCCGCCGATCAGCGCGATCTTGAGATCACCCAACCTATCACCAAGCAACTGGATGTCTCCTGGGCGCCCGGAAATGGCGGTATGCGATCGGCATCGGCCTTGGCGGACGGGACGTGGCATATTTTTGTCATTGGAGGACGAGGTGTTCCCGATGATATTTTTGCCCATAATGCCACCGATCCATCGGCAGTTCTACCATCCGGCTATACCGCCTTCAGACGGATCGGTTCGATTGTCCGCGCAACATCAATCAGACCGTTCATCCAGCACGCAGACTATTTCCGTTGGAAGACGATCATCAATGACTTGAATGTGACCAATCCAGGCAGCTCTGCAGTCACGCGGACGCTGAGCGTGCCGGTCGGCATCAGAGTAATAGCTGACCTACTTATAGGAATCATAAACAACAACGCGAGTGTTTTCTCTTCGGTTTTAGTGACCGATCTAGATGCCACCGATGACGCTCCTGACAGTTTTTTTACACAGACGTCGCCCGTGCAGAATGCCAGCACGGGGACTAATCGCTCCATGGGCCCGGTGCAGGTGAGGACCAATGCTTCGGCACAGGTCCGAACGCGCCTGTTGTATGGCGGCACAGACACCCAGTTTGCAATCTACACATTAGGTTGGTGGGATCAGCGCGACCGCAATGTCTGACGTGCGTTGGCCCCAGTCCCTTCGATATGGCATCTGCTCATCGATCTGGTTGCGCTGTGGCAAAACATGATGGGCCGATTTCCATTGCTGCTCTTGCTCGCGGTCGCGGCGGTACTGCAGCCCGCACCGGGTGCGGCACATGACGGCTATCAGAACTGGATCAATCGCATGGGCATTGGCTGCTGCAACGATCGCGATTGCCGACCGGTCGCGGCTGAACATCTGCGCACGATCGGCGGCCAACTGTATCTGTTCGTAGAGGGTGTTGGGCCGGCGGCCGGCACGAGCGAATGGTGCCAGGTCGAACCTCGGCACTATCTGCGATCCGGCAATGCGCCCGATCCGTCCACCGCGCATGCCTGCATCTCGGCACACTACGGCGCCGACCGGCCATGCCAGCAATTCATCTGCTTCCAACCTGCGACGCAATTCTGATGAGTGTCATCTGGCCATACGAGAAAGATGCAATCAGGTTCTTCGGCCAACCGGGCGAGAACCAGACCCGGCTCGAACTGCCGTTTCCGCTCCGCTACGAAGGCGACCACGGGGTGGTCGAGCTGCATCACGTGAGCTGCAATACTCGCGTCAAGGACGCACTCGCCCGCATCTGGGATCGCACTTTGGACCATTATGGCCACAAGCGCATCGTCGAACTGCGGCTTGATGTATTCGGCGGGTGTCTGAACGTGCGCCGCAAGCGCGGCGGCAGCGAATGGTCGATGCACGCCTTCGGCGCCGCCTGGGATGTCGACCCGGCGCGCAATCAGTTGCACTGGGGCCGCGATCGCGCTGCGCTCGCGAGGCCCGAATACGACGCTTTCTGGCAGATCGTCGAGGCCGAGGGCGCCGTATCGCTCGGCCGCACCCGCAACTTCGACTGGATGCACTTCCAGTTCGCACGCCCGTGAAACCTCTCAACAAAGGAGAAGCCAATGCAATTCCTGCAACAGCTCGACGGCTACAAGACCTATATCGCGATTGCGCTCGGCGCCGTCGTCGTGCTCGCCAACGCCTTTCTCGGCGTGTCGATTCCCGGCGTCACGCTCGACAAGAGCAACTGGCTGCAAGACCTGTGGGCGCTGGTGCTGCTGGCGACCGGCCGCAGCGCGATCGCAAAAGTCAGATGACCGCCTCGACCGCGCTGTCGATCCTGTCCGCACTGCTCGCCATTGTCCGCTGGTGGCTGGGGTACATGCAGCGACGGCGCTGGATCGAGGCGGAACGGACGCAGGCGATCCTCGATGGCATGCGAGCGGCCGATGATGCAATCGCACAAGCCCGTGCAGCCCGCGACGCTGTGCGTGCTCGGCACGCTCGCGATCCTGCTGCCGTCATGCACGACGACGAATTCCGGCGGAAGGAGTGATCCCGTGCGCGTGGCGTGCCAGGCGTTCGCGCCGATCTATTGGCATGCAAATGACACGCCGGGGACGGTTGCGCAGGTGAAGGAACACAACGCGGCGTGGGTTCGTCTCTGCCGCGAGAAGGAATCCAGCAAATGAAAAAACTCATTGCTCTGCTTACTCTCATGCTGATGACGGCGCCTGCTTTCGGCGGCGGTTACCAGCCGCCGATCTTCAAGGCAAAACCGCTGCCGCCAACGGCGTCCAGCAAGAATTGGCTAATCGGCCTGTTGCTCTGCCCGCTCGTGAGCCAGGGCATCGATACGTTCATCGTGCACGAGGTCTATAAGCGCAAGCGCAACCGGGCCGACGAACTGGCAGCATTCCTCTGCCTGCCTGGACAAGGCCACCTGTTCGTCGCGCTGGTGGGCGACCAAGAACTCGCATTCTATAGCGAGATCAACCGCAAGCCACCTGGAATGCCGTAAATGCGTCGCAAATCACAGCCGCGAGTGGAACACATCACTTTCGTGCAATGGCTGCGCGGCACCGGCAACGGCGTGCGCACGGCCGGAATCATGGTCGGATCGCTATTGGTGCTGGCAAGCGGGCTCACCTGGTACAAGCAATCGATCGGCTGGATTCCTGCGAGCATCGATTACGTCAACGAGAAGGTGGATTCGGCCTCGGCAGCGACGCAAAAGAGCATCTGGGATCTGCAGATCGATCAGTTGAACGGACAGTGGCGCATGACGCGCGATCGGATTGCGGCGACCAAGGCCAAGCTCAGCGCCATGTCGCCGCGCGATCCGCAGCGTCGGCAGGTGGAGATTGAGCTCGAAGATCTTGAGGCGTTGCGCGATCGCCTCTATTCGAAGATGCGCGAATTGGAGATCAAGCTGGGCCGTTGATTTTCCGAAGTCCCTCCCGCGTGGCGTGCCACACTGCCCCGCCGTTCACATGGGATGTCAACGGCGGGGCTCTTTTTGCCGCCGACCATCGTCAACACGCGCGTGATTTTTCAATGGGATAATACAGAC